GGAGAACGCGAACCAGTACCGGTCCAAGATGTTCTCGGTAAAGAAGCCCGCAGCCACCGACCAGATCGAATCTGGAATACCGCTGGCCTCGTCAAAGATCACCATCATGCCGTCCATGTTGTGGACACCGGCATAGGCGTCTGGGTTCTCTTCGCTCCACAGCTTCCCCTCGGCACCCCAATACCGGGTGCCTTTACGCAGGTCACGCTCGACCAGATCGGTCAACCAGTTCGCTGGCTGCAAGCTCGTGGCCGTGGGTTCCCACCAGTGGGCGTTCAGGGCCATCGTGACCCATTTGGTCAACTCACCCCATGTCACTTTCCTCAACTGGTTCTCGCTGTTGGCCGACACGATGACAGACGATCCAATACGAGTGGTCAGCATCCACAGGATCAGCCACGACACCAGTGCCGACTTCCCCACGCCACGACCCGAGGACACGGCTCTGCGCAGTGCGTCGATCAACTCGTCGTTGCTCATCTTCTCCCGGTTGTCCTTGATGAACTGTGTGATCCTGCGCAGTGCCCGACGCTGCCACGCTCGTGGGCTTTTGAAGTGTTCGAGGGGCGTGTTCTTCTGCCCCCACGGGAACACAAACAACACGAACGCTTCGGGGTCATCACGCAGCGATGGACTCCAAAGCTGCGTCATGAGCATCTGCTCTTCTTCTGGCGAGTACCGGGGCTTCTGCATCAGGTGGTCCTTGGTGTCACGTCAATCACCTCGGCCTCAATCACCCGGGCTTGGGCTTGTGCCAGTGCCTCGGTGATGGATATGGTGCCGCCGAGTTCAATCTGCTTTGTCTCGCCGTAGCGTTTCTTGTTGTGCGCCGACATGAGCCACTTGCGCGTGTCGATGCGCAGCTTGTCCCTGTTGACCGTATCGTTGGATGTGGGGTCAACCGACTCGATGCCATCGGCAATCTCCAAGATTTCCCCGGCCAAGAACTCAGTGCGCATCTCCTGCGCCTCCTTGAACCGCTCATGGCGAGTCGGCTCACGCTTGACCCAGCGCAAGAAGTCCTCATAGGACACGACCCGATGGTCATCCTCAATGAGCGACTGGAGTGAGCGGCCACGGTACACGTCCTCAATGACCCGCTCGAATATCTGCTCATATTCGACATGGCGAAGCGCCCTCGACTCAGCAGGGAGCTTTGGGGGCTTGGGGTCAGGCACGGACAGCCAGTTGGGTAACGATGATTCTCCGGTGACAACCGTGCCTACAAACGAAGAGTGGTCTTGTTTCATAGTGCTGTGAATCGTATCACAGTGATTCTGATGATGCAATGCTACCCACTGGGTTTTACTTTTTTAAAAATTTTCACGGTTTCTGTGATGCCTACGTAGCCGGGCCATCAGGTCCGTCGGCCCTACCCCCTCCCCCAAAAATCCCAGCACCCCTAGCCGCACCCGGCACCCCAGCACCCCAGCATCTAGCCCCAGTGGGTGCGCACCCCAGCACCACGTTACCCAGTGGGTTAGAGAATCTGAGCGCTAATAGATGCGCGAGATAACCCAATGGGTCCATTGGCCATTGGCCATTTGGTGCCATTACCCAATGGGTTAGGGCCATTACCCAATGGGTTAATCGATTGGGGGAAATTTGCCCCAGTGGGTCAATAAATCAACGACCCAGCGGGTTTTTGGGGGCTTTGTGACAAATTCACCTTTCGCGCAGGCAAGGCGAAAAGATATAGACTTTTCAATTTGCACTTATTTTCTGGATTCCCCAAAACAGACCCCTAGAAGCAAAAGGCGCAAGTGTCACAACCTTACAATAAACTGACAATTTGACCCAGTAGTCAGTAATTCGTTAACCCAGTGGGTGTGAATACATACAGTGCGCTAAAACAGCCCAAAACAGCCCACAATCGAAAAACAACCTTTTGCACCCTATCCCCTTGGCAAAAGTTATCCACACTGGTAGTGGTAGTTACCCACTGGGTTTAGTCTTATATAAGACTGATAAACTGTGGATAAGTAGACCCAGTGGGTTAGGGTTTCCCCTAGCTTGAACCCAGTGGGTAAATCCGTGTCATAATGCTAGTGCGGTGATCGTGCCGCACCCTGTAACCCGTAACCACTGAAAAGGCTTCAAATGTCAGACTACAAATTCACCGTTAAATTGCACCCCTATGGCACTGCGCCCGATGCTGGGGTTATTGAAATTGACCCCGTCGCGCTGTACGGCTATTTTGAACGTCGCGACGGCAGCGAGGGGGGCGGCCTGTGGTTTGAGCGCTTGGACAATGGTGCGCTTGAACTGGTCGATTACGACGGGGTATCGTGTTTAGCCCCTAGCGTAAGCAAAGCCTTACGCGCTGCCGGTTTCATTGTTGACGCTGATTTTTAAGGGGCACTGTATGAACTCGCGTGACTTGATCGAACAAATGAACGTAGACCGGCACCAAGAAAAGCCCCCGGGCTTGCTTGCTCAGTTTGTCGGCGCGATAGTGGCCGGTGTGGCCGTTTGCGCCTTGATCGTTTTGACCTTTTCCCTGTAACCCGTAACCCTGAAAGACTGTAATCATGAAAAACGAAAACCCCGTGATGCTTGCCCTAGCCGTCGACCGTTTGGCCGCTATCAAAGCCCAAATTGCTGAATTGACCTTGGAAGAAAAGGCGATAAAAGAAACCCTTACCGCATCGGGCTTGGATGCAATCGACGGCACGGCGCATCGTGTCGCCATTTCCCATTGTGAAGGGCGCGTGATTATCGATTGGCAAAGTGTGGCGGCAAAGTTTGCCCCTTCGCGTCAATTGGTGGCTGCGCATACGTCAACCGGCGCACCTTATGCCGTGGTGCGCGTTTCTGCACGTAAGGGGGCATAACATGATCAACCAAACCAAACCACGCAGCCTAGCCGCTATCGCTTATGACATTCGCAAAACGTGGGCAAAGCCCTATTTTGGGGCCGCGCCCTATATCGACGCTATGGGGCACCTAACCGATGTAACGGATATGTATTTCCACGATACCGGCCATACCGTCGTTATTTACTTTTTGGCAAACGCCAAAACGTGGCGCGGCGACGATGCGAAGCGCATCAAAGCTGAACTCAAATTGATCGCGGGGGTGAAATAATGAAAATATCAGTAACTTCTAAATTGGACGGCATCCGTTCGTGGTCTTTGGAAGCATTGGAAACATGCCCGGGATCGTGGGCTGAACCGGGCGTGTTGGTCCCAGCATGCGCGGGATGCTACGCGACGACGGGTAACTATCGATATCCCAATGTAAAAGCACCACGGGCGCACAATAAAACGGACTGGGTCCGTTTGGACTGGGTTTCTGAAATGGTCCAAGAACTGCAGAACGATAGATTTTTTCGTTGGTTCGATTCGGGCGACGTGTACACGTTAGCGCTGGCCGAAAAGATTCTGCAAGTAATGCAATCGACCCCGTGGGTTAATCATTGGCTACCGACGCGCATGCACAAATTCCCCAAATTCGCGCATGTATTCGCACAGATGCAAGCGCTCCCCAATGTATCGGTGCGCTTTTCGTCCGATAGCGTCATGGGGGAATATATTCCCGGCTTGCACGGGTCCGTCATTGGCCCCGATGCCGCGACGTTTGTTGATCAACCGGGCGTGAGTCTTTGCCGGGCTTATGAGCACGGGGGCCGGTGTAACGGTTGCCGGGCTTGCTGGGATAAATCGGTGGACCTTATCGCATACCCGGCGCATGGTCAAAAAATGGCGAAGGTTATCCGCATTCATGCCGGGGGCCAAAAATGACACGCGAACAATTGGAAAAACGGTTGCAACGTGGGCTTGCCCAATCTCATTTTTGGACCGTATCGATCAAGGGTAACGTGGGCAACATAGTTACCCGGCATTTTTTCACCCGTGACGCAGCCCGCTACTGGGTGAAGTGCTGCGGTAAAAAAACGGTCCATCTACAAAAGGTGGAAAAAGATAATTTTCGTTTAATCGTAAAAGGATAAATCATGACAACCGATGAACTAGAGCGCGTCGCATACATCACGGGCGACACACATACCGCTAACCTATTGGCCCGAATAGATGCCCTATGCGCTGCACTGGGGCAAGCGACGGCTGAGTTAGAAGAACTCAAAAAGGAAAACGATATTCTGCGCAGCGAATTAAAAGCGGCCCAATTTGACCGCGCCTATGGGGGGTCTATCGATTGATCACAGCCATTCTGATAGCAATCGGGGCCGCTATCGTGTTGCCCCTGATTGAAAAGTTCTTAGACCTATAACCCCAAGCCCCTAGGATTAAGCCTAGGGGCATTTTTTGACCCTAACCAAGGTAACCCCCTATGACTGACAAAAAGCCCCCCAAAACCCCCCAAAACCCCCAATTTACCGCTGATTTGTTGGCGCTGATAGACCGGCACCAATTGAACGAACCCGCTGCCGCTGCCCTACTAGGGGTGCCGGTGTTTACCCTCAAAAAGTGGACCACGGGTGAACGTGGACCCGGTGCGGCCACTGTTCGCTTGCTCGAAGTGCTGGGCATCGTCGAAGCGATGGCCCCCAGTCTGTTCGGGGTTTTGACCCCAGAAATCGGTCATGTCGAAAAATTGGGTTCCACCGGGTCAATCGGTCGGCGTCAAAAATCGGTCATGTCGAAAAATCAGGTTTCAAATGATCAATCGGTCATGTCCAAAAATTGAGTTTGAAAAGGTCAATCAATCATCATGAACTACAAACGCTACGACCCCATCACCTACCGCTACCCTCGCACAACTGAGGATGCCTTCAACGAGCACCCAGACCCGATTGAGTGCCCCCACGAGCCGTCGCTGTTCCGCTGGTGGGGTGAACTACTCGCTGCCTGTGCAGTGGTGCTGTTCTGTGTCTTTGTTGTGAGGGCACTCACATGAACAAATTCTGGATACTGGTGGCCGCTGCCTTGGCCGGTGTGCTGCACGTCGTGGTTGTCGAGAATGCCTACGACACGGGCTATGAGGACGCAGAGATGGCCCTTGGCACAACGGCAGAACAATGCCACAAATGGTGGTTCGGCGGCGAGAAGCGCCACGAGCAGGAACTCAAACAATTTTGCAAAAGGTGCGACATATGAACGCAAGAGAACAATTTGAACTCGACCACTTCAACATCAGCCCCGCCAAGGTGGGCCGCAGGTATCACGCCGCTATGGCATGGGGGCCAAGCGCATGGCGCAAGTCTATGAAGTACTGGGCCGCGCTGTGGCTGGGCATCGTGCTCGGTGCCATCGGTGCGGGTGTGCTGGCTGTGTTTGTGGGGGTGGTGCGATGACTACTGAAGCAATTCAAATACTTCTGTCGCTGGCCTTTGGCGCGGCGTTTGGCCTGATCGTGGGCTGGGTGCTGTGGGGAGAGAAGCGATGAACGACGATTGGGACCAACTGCAAACCATCTGTCTGTACGTCATCTACATGACCATCATCATGGGCTTCGGCCTGTTGATGGCATTCTGGATCATGGCATGAGCGCACCCGTGTGGCCCTTCCCTCCTCCCGGTGGCCCGATACCTTGGACCGCCAAGCAGATCAGGGACTATGAGCGGCAACAGCGTGAGAAGCTGCCACCCGCACCCTTCTAAACAAAAAGCCCGGGTGACCGGGCTTTTCTCATTTGTCGAGGTCTGGGGTGTACCCCTTGACCAGCTTGCGGTCGTAGCCCTTGTCGTAGGCGTAGCGGTAGATGTAGTCGGCGTGGCGCTGCTTGGCCTTGATCACCTTCTGACGGTACTCTTTGAACATCTCGGGCAGACCCGGGTTGAGTGCCCATGTGACGCGCTTCTTGTGCAGTTCACTCTCCACCTGCACAGCCCACCCGGCCTGTTCCACCACCAGCATGGCGTCCATGACCGCTTGATCCTTCTGCCAGTCGGTCTTGCCCTCCAGTGGACGCCGAGCCGAACGCTTGAGGCTTCTAAGGTCCACCATCTGTGTGTCCCCGCTGATCTGAATGATGTAGTCGATCATCCACTGATCAAAGTCGTTTGTGATCACACCACCCACCTCGCCCAGTGCGTATCGATACGCTGGGATCACATACCCGCGCACCAAGGCCACCACCCGGTGCACCAGATCGGCACTCACCACGGGACTGAAGGGCGACTCGATCAGGTGGAACATGAGGATCAACCGGCCAGCAAGACCCTCGAGTTTGCCGAAGGCTGTCATGTACTCGGTGCCGCTGTCAAGCACCCGCTCGTCCTGCTTGGCCTCTTCGTACCACGCTTGGAACTCACGAAAGACCGTGTATGCCTCGGGTGCCAACTGATAGGTCTGAGCGGGTAGCGCGTAGGTCAGGCGCAGGGTGTTCTCCCAAGCCCCCGAACTGGTCATGTACTCGGGCACCGGCTGACCCAGCTTGGTCTTGTTCCCGCGCAGAATGGCGGGGATAAATCGCTGAAGCAGACCATCGGCAGACAGTGCTGCCAGATTGGCCTTGAACACCTGCGGCTGGATGTTGCCGTAGATGCTGACGGCTAGGTTCTCACAGTAGATTGACCCAGCGCCCACACGGTCCATCTCGTAATGCTCCGACTCGTAACTGACAACCCATGCCGAACGATCCTCGCCGCTGGCCTTGTCGGTCAGCTTGCGCACCCAACTGTTCATCTCGTCGAGGTGGCACAACAGGCCACGGGGACGGTCTGCCGCTTGGCGCACCAGCTTCTGACTCGTGATGTCACTGACCGTGATCTTCAGGGGCACCGGCTGCGGTGGCATCTCGGGCACATGCGGTGCCTGATCACCACCAAGCAGCATCTCGGGGCTGGATGACCACTCAAGAAACGACTTCTTGGCACTGGCGTATGCGGCCTCTTTGCCCTCCCAATCGAGTAAATTCTTGGTGTAGCCCGGGCGATCCTCGGCTTCAATATTCTTGAGCGGTGACAGCATGGGGCGTGAGCCGGGTGACTTCTTGTCCGCTGGGTCACCCAAGGTCATGAGCCACAGCACTGGCGGCACTTTAAACCCGGGCATGAGTTCAAGCCTGATGCGGGCGTCAACCACCCCGCAGACAGCGGCCAACCCAGCGAACAAAGGGACCAAAGGGTCGCAGCCCACGCTTTCTGAAATCTCTTGCGAGCGTTGACGCAGGACATTGGGCCACAGGTTCAAGTCCATCTCGGGAGGCTTTGGTCGCAGCCCATCGAGCACATCAAGCGGGGCCATGACGGGTATCTCGATCTTGCTGAACAACTCGGACGCATCGGGCATGGGTCGCTGCCAACCGTGCTGCTTGGCGATGTGGAACAGGGTGCCCAACTTGACTGCTGACGCCTTGTCGGGCTTGAAGCTCATCCACTGCGTCAGTATCTCGCGCTCACCGGGGTACTTGGTCTGGGCCGTGGCGCTCCACTCGTTCCACATCTGCAACGCCTGATCAAGCTGATCGGTCTGGGTACCCGCCCAGTGCAGGGCCATGCCGATGCTGACCCACTCGTCGCGTGAGCAGTGGGCGGGGACAACATCAAGGGCTTGGCGAATCTCTTCCCACGATGCGTCAATCGTGCCGTCCGTGGCGATGGTGCGCTGCTGATCTAGCACCAGCATCCCATTCCACAAGTCGAGCAGGGGCTGTGGGATGACGGGCATACGGGTCCAGTGACCCAAGCCGCCCCACTGGTAGGGCTGGCGTGTCTCGGGGTGGATGCTCGGGGGCAGCACATCCTGCACCGTGAGGCCACTGACCGTGGCGCAGCGCAACTCGTAGGCCGTCACACCGCTGTGCAGAATCTTCTTGGACGGCAGCGCCGCACCGAAGGGCATCGCATACAACAGCTTGCCGTGCCCGGGCTTGCCCGAGTTGATCACCACCGCATCGGGTGCGTTGTACAGGGCTTGCAGGTCAATACCGTGCTCGGCCAAGAGCGAGGTGGTCATGGTCCAGTTGTCGATGTCCAAGGCCATCGTGCCGCTGTACGCATGGGCCAAGCCAATGCCGTAGCCCGGTGACAGATCACCCTGAGACTTCAGGGCATTCTCGCGCAGGTTCCACCCGGGTGTGCGTGGCCCCTTGGTGTTGGCTGGTATGGGCACAAGGCTCCAACCATGACGGATGTAGGCGTCCACGGACGCTGGGTGGGATTGCACTGTCTGTGGGATTGTCATACACTTGCCTTGTTGGTGATTGCAGTTGCCGACGTTTCATTGGATGTCTCCATTCGACCCCGGCTTACCCCCGGGGTCTTTTTTTGACTGGTCATTTTGCAACGCTCCAAAAAATATTTGTTAAACTGTTTGACAAGTGTAACTCAGTTGTGCAACAATCACAACATTGAATCACGGAATTTTTCAACATGACCCCTAAATCCAAATCAGCGTACCTGTCAGCCCGAGTGACTGACAAGACGCGACTCAAGTTTCATGCGAAGGCGTCAAGGTTTAGCACACCGTCTGATGTCTTGCGTGAACTCATCGATGCGTTCGTAGAAGATCGCGTCACCATCCACCCCCCTGTAAACCGTAATCCTCTGGAGAAGATTTATGTCACTCGAAGCTAAGATCGAAGCCCTGACCGCTGCTGTGGTCGCCCTGACTGCCAAGATGGAGTCGAGCAATGTAGCACCTGCCGCACCTGTTGCGCCAGCCCCCGCACCCGTGGTACAAGCACCCGCACCTGTGGCCGCTGTACCAGCGCCTGTGGCTGCACCCGCAATGCCCGCACCCCCTACGTTTGTCGCACCTGCCCCAGTGGCCGCAGCACCCGCTGGTGTGCCGTTTGCCGATGGCAAGGGTCTGATCGACTACGTGATGGGCGCATACAAGGCGCTTGGCCCACAAAAGGGCGCACAGATTCAAGGTGTCCTGACTGGCCTTGGCTACCAGAACATCAACGACGTGAAGCTCGAGCACTATGGTGCACTGCACCAAGGCATTGAAGCCTTGAAAGCCTGACCATGAGCGCCCACGCCATGCTCTCCCCCTCGAAGCGCAGTCGTTGGGCCTTGTGCCCCGGCTCAATTCGAGAGGAGGCCAAGTACCCCGACGAGGGTAGCGGTCCAGCCGCGATTGACGGTACCCACAGCCACACACTGCTCGAGCACTGCATCAAGGCTGGCTTGACCGATCCGATGGATCAGGTGGGGGAAACCTTTACCGATCATGAGGGCACCTTTAAGGTTGACGCTGACCGCGCCGCCCGGGTCAAGATTGCCATCGACTACATTCGTGAGCGATCCATGAACGGCATGTTCAAGGTCATCTCGGAGCAAAGGGTGGACCCCAAGTTCCTGCTGGGTCGTGATGACTTGTCGGGCACCGTGGACTGCCAGATCATCGGCCCTGACTGGATCGAGTTGATCGACTACAAGGACGGCATGGGTGTTGTGACTGCCGAGGGCAACATGCAGCTTGAGCAGTACGCCTATGGTGTGCTGGCTGAGTTGAAGCTGCCTGTGAACGGTGCATACCCGTTTGCCGACATTCGCATGACGATCATCCAGCCCAAGCTGTCGCTCAAGGGCATGGCCCCGATCACGTTCACCGAAGTGCCTGTAAGCAATCTGATGGTAAACATGGGTACAATCATTGCTCAAGCTGCCGCAACTGACAAACCAGATGCACCGCTTGTACCGGGTGATAGTCAATGTAAATTCTGCCGCGCCAAAGGCTCTTGCGCCGCGCTGGCAAGTAACGTAATGAAGGAGATGGGAGTCATGTTCCAACCAGTAACTCAACTGCCCGATGTTGCGCAGCAATCTGCCAACAAAGACCCGTCCACGATGGACGATGCCCAGATCGCACAGATCATGGAAGCCGCCCCCTTGATGCGCCAACTACTCGAAGCTGTCGAGAAGGAAGCACTTCGTCGCATGGAAGCTGGTCAGGTCATTCCCGGCCTCAAACTGGTGAATGGTCGTGGCTCCCGCGCTTGGGCATTGCCCGAGGATCAGATGGCCGAGAAGCTGATCAAGATGGGCATCCCCAAGACCGCTGTGTACGAAACCAAACTTGTGTCCCCTGCCAAGGCTGAGAAGCTGACGTGGGAGAAACGTGACGGCACCAAGGTGACACTGACTGATCGCCAACTGAAGACGATGGAGACAGAGTATGTCGTCAAGATGGCTGGCAAGTTGACCGTCGCCCCTGAATCTGACGAGCGTAAAGCCGTCACCCTGAATGCTGCGCCACTTTTTAGCGCAGTTGAAACCCCCGCCGAGCTTCCCGCTTGGCTTTCTTAAACTGGAGTAAATGTAATGTCTGAAATCATCTTTTTGTCGAACGTCCGTCTGTCTTTCCCCCACCTCGCTGAACCACAAAAGCAGGTAAATGCTGCTACCGGTGCTGAACGAATCTCGTATAACTGCGAGTTCATCATGCCGCAGGATCACGCTGGCTTTCAGCAGTTCATGCAGCGCTACGGTGCAATGGCCTTGGAGAAGTGGAAAGAACACACGCAAATGGTTATGAGCATGATCCAAACCGACCGTAAGCTGCGCTGCTACGGCATGGGGTCAGAGAAGATTAACAAGAAAACCTTCCAACCCTATGACGGCTATACCGGTCATGTGTTCATCACCGCTGGCCGTGATTCTGCGCCGCAGATGATCCAAGCCGATGGCAGTCCCGTTGATGGCATGTTGGCCTACCAACAGCTTGCCCGCAAGATGTACGGTGGTTGCCGTGTGAACGCTGCCGTTAAGCCGTGGATTCAGGACAACAAGCATGGTCGTGGCATCCGCTGCGACCTGATCGCTGTCCAGTTCGCTGGTGATGACACGCCGTTTGGTGAAGGTGCTGTGGACGCATCGGGTATGTTCGGTGCTGTTGCCGGTGCCCCTGCTGGCATGTTTGCACCCGCTGCTGCACCTGCTGCGATGCCCATGCCCCCATTCATGATGGGCGCTCAGTAATCAACCGGGGGCTTCGGCCCCCGTCTTAGGTAACCGTAATGAGTAACGACATCGTTTGGGATATTGAGACATTCCCCAATGTGTTCACGCTGGCCGCTGAACACGCATGGCTCCCGATAAAGTGGGAGTTCGAGATCAGTGACTGGCGCAACGACAGCCGAGCCATCATCGAGTTCGTCCAGTACCTGAAGCAGACCGACGCCCGCATGGTGGGCTTCAACAGCCTCGGGTTCGACTACCCTGTGCTGCACACCCTGATCCGCATGGGTCACAGTGACGCCAACACCCTGTACCAAAAGGCGATGGCGATCATCAACTCGCAAGACGAGGATGGCAGCAAGTGGATGCACCAAGTCAACCCGTCTGATCGCTTTGTTCAGCAGATCGACCTGTTCAAGATTCACCACTTTGACAACAAGGCACGAGCCACCGGCTTGAAGGTCTTGGAGTTCAACATGCGCAGCGACAACATCGAGGACTTGCCGTTTCCTGTGGGCACCGTGCTCACGCAGGGACAAGTGCCGGTGCTCAAGGCGTACAACGCCCACGACGTTGCCCAGACCAAGAAGTTCTACCACCAGACGCTTGACATGATCCAGTTCCGTGAAGAACTGACGCGCAAGTACGACCGTGACTTCATGAACCACAACGACACCAAGATCGGCAAAGACTACTTCGTCATGAAGCTAGAGGAAGCCGGTGTTGCCTGTTACGACTTCGGCCCCAAGGGTCGCACACCTCGGCAGACCAAGCGCCCAGTCATCGCACTCAAAGACGCCATCCTGCCGTGGATTCAGTTCGAGCAGCCCGAGTTCACCCGGGTGCTCAACTGGCTCAAGGCGCAGTCGATCACAGAAACCAAAGGGGTCTTCACCGACCTCACGGCCACCATCAATGGATTTACTTTTGTCTTTGGACTTGGAGGCATACATGGCTCAATGGAATCAATTGTGGTCGAATCCGATGACGACAGCATCATCGTTGATCTGGACGTTACCAGCTACTACCCCAACCTCGCTATCGTCAACGGTTTTTATCCTGCCCACCTCGGTAAAGATTTCGTCAGCATTTACAAGCACCTGTTCGAGCAGCGCAAGTCATACCCCAAGAAGTCAGCAGAATCAGCAATGCTGAAGCTGGCGCTCAACGGTGTGTACGGTGACAGCAACAACCAGTTCAGTGTGTTCTACGACCCGCTGTTCACCATGAGCATCACGCTCAACGGGCAACTGCTGTTGTGTTTGCTGGCCGAGGGGTTGATGCACATCCCCGGGCTGCGCCTGATCCAAGTCAACACCGATGGCCTGACCGTCAAGGTGCCCCGTGAGCACAAGCTGCTTGTGGACGTGGCCCGCGCAGCATGGCAGCTTCGCACCGGGTTAAACCTTGAAGAGGCCGTCTACAAGGCCATGATGATCCGTGACGTGAACAACTACATCGGCGTGTTTGAAAACGGCAGCACCAAGCGCAAGGGGGCTTACGAGTACGACATGGAGTGGCACCAGAACCACGGCGCTATGGTGGTTGCCAAGGTGGCCGAGAAGGTGCTGGTTGACGGTGCGCCCATTCGTCAGACGTTGCAGCAGTGGCCCGACATCATGGACTTTATGCTGCGCACCAAGGTGCCACGGTCTAGCCATTTAGCCATCGAGCGTGACGGTGTTACCTCACAGTTGCAGAACATCACGCGCTACTACATCGCCGAGGGTGGTGGCCGACTGTTCAAGTGGATGCCGCCCTTGAAGGCCAAGCCCGAGCAGTGGCGCAAGATTGGCGTTGAGTCGGGCTGGGGTGTGCAGCCCTGCAACGACATTCGTGAAGCTGGCAAGTTGCCAGTGGACTTTGATTACTACGTTCAAGAAGTGGAGAAACTATGTCTGGGACTGGCGTGACGAACTTTGCAACATGGGATCGTGAAACCTTAAACAAATTTGCGCAAGATGCCGCAGACGAGATTGCGGCTTTGCAAGAAGAATTGCGCGTTGCAATTGACGCATATCGAAAACTGGTGATTGACAATGCTAGAAAAACAAATTGAGGCCAAGGTCTGTGACTACGCCAAATCAAAGGGTGTGCTTGCTTACAAGTTCACCAGCCCCGCACGGGCCGCTGTGCCAGATCGTATGTTCATCTCGCCAGATGGCCGTGTGTGGTTCTGTGAATTCAAGCGTGAAGGCCAAAAGCCAACAGCGGCACAAGACCGAGAGCATACCCGGCTCCGACAGCAAAAAGTGAACGTCTTTGTGATCGACAACGTGGCCGAGGGCAAGACAATGATCGACGTGATGGTGATGGGGGCTGTATGAGCGAATGGCGTGACATCGAGGGCTTTGACATGTATGAGGTCAACGCACAGGGACAAGTGCGCCGCAAAGCGCAAATCCTCAAACCCGGATCAATTCCAACTGGTCATTTGACGGTTGGGTTGTGTCGAGGTAAGGGAAAACCTAAAAGCATGTACGTGCATCGATTGGTTGCACTTGCTTTTTTGGAAAACCCTGACGAAAAGCCGATTGTGAATCACAAGAACGGCGACCCAAAAGACAACCGACTCGACAACCTTGAGTGGGCAACGTACTCTGAGAACATTGCTCACGGTTACCAAAGCAACGGGCGCAGAACACCGCATGAACTCAAAGTGATTGCGGTTGATGATACCGGTGAACTGGTGATGTCTTTCCGCAGTGGTGCAGACGCTGCAAAGATGCTCGGTGTGACAACTGGCGCAATCTGGTCTGCTATTCGACGCAACGGCAAGTGTGCTGGTTACCGATGGATTCGACATGCTGACACCTGATTTACTTCATGACTACCAAAAGAAAGCTGTCAACTTTCAATGCACTCATGCCAACTCAATGCTCTGGTTAGATATGGGATTGGGGAAGACCGTGATCACACTGACGACGATTGCGCATCTGATCAACACCGGATTTTTAAGGGGTGTTGTAATTGTCGCCCCTATTCGTGTGATTCGTTTAGTGTGGCGTCAAGAAGCCGCAAAATGGGAACACACGAAAGGGTTGCGTTTTAGTATGGTGACTGGCACCAAGGATCAGCGCACTAGGGCGCTACTGCGTCCTGCTGACGTATACCTGATCAATTACGACTGCCTCGGCTGGCTTGCTGAAACCTTACAGACGTACTTCGTCAAGAAGAACCGCCCGATGCCATTCAACGGGATCATCTGGGACGAGATCAGCAAGATGAAGAACAGCGCCACGAACCGGGTCAAGGCGTTTCGCAAGATCGCTGACCAGTTCGACTGGACTACCGGCCTCACCGGCACCCCAGCCAGCAACGGCTACAAAGACCTTCACGGGCAGTTTCTCGTGGTGGACAAGGGTGAGCGTCTGGGCACCAGCAAGACGGCGTTCCGCACCCGGTTCTACAAGAAAGTCGGGCCATATAAAGAGGTGCCCTATGAGGACACCGAGGACACGATCAAGAAGTTGATCGGTGACATCACGCTAGAGATGAGCGCGGAGGACTACAACCCGTTGCCTGACCTGATCGTCAACAACATCGAGATTGACATGCCCGACGATCTGCGGGCCAAGTACGACCGGCTGGAGAAAGAATTCTTCATGGTGCTCGACAGCGGCAAAGAGATTGAGGCGTTCAACCAAGCGGCACTTACCAACAAATGCTTGCAGTTCTCCAACGGTGCCATGTACCCGATTGCTGGGATGCCGCTGTGGGAGCCGGTGCATGACATGAAGCTCGACGCGCTTGAGGACATCATTGATGAAGCGCAGGGGTCACCCATCTTGTGCGCCTACGCCTATCGGTCTGACGCTGCGCGGATCATGGAGAAGTTCAAGGCGCTGCGCCCCATCAACCTGACCGAGTGCAAGAGCGAAACGTCATTGACCAACGCCATGCACCGCTGGAAAATTGGCGACTGCCAACTGATGATCGGCCACCCGGCCAGCATGGGCCACGGCATCGACGGCTTGCAGAACAACGGCCACATCCTCGTGTGGTACGGCCTGAACTGGAGCCTTGACCTGTACGAGCAGTTCAACGCCCGAGTGCGCCGCCAAGGTCAAGGTGCCCCAGTCATGTGCCACCGCATCCTGATGCAAGACACGCTTGACCGAGCACAAGCGATGGCCCTTGACGAGAAGGCCACAACCCAAGCTGGGCTGCGCAACGCAGTCAAGCAATACCGACAATCCAAAGGACACTGAAATGACACCAGACCCAATTGACTATGAGCGGGCTGGAAGCAACCCGTGGGGGCTTACACCTTACCAGTGCATGACGATTCGTCTTGTCTGCCTGTACGGTGGCACCAAGCGGGCCAGCCATGCAGAAGACCTGCCGCTGCGCACACTCGAGCACCACCTGCTGACATCGAGAAAAGCGATGCAGATGTACGGCAACGACGTGCGGCTGTACATCAACTTCGACAGGTGGATCAGGCCACCAGCCCCGGCAAGTAAACGGTCTTCCCGTTCTGCTTCGTTGCCGTCATCACTTGCTTCTTGAGGTTCTTGGGGTCGTAGGACACATGGACCCAACCGCTGTCAGGGATGCCGGGGGTGTAAAACTCCAAGATCAACTGGGTAAACTCGAGGTTGTCTTTGACCCACTGGGCCAACTCAGCATTGGGCACACCGGGAATCTCAAGATCAGCGGCCATGCCTTTGCAGTGATCCGATGTGCGTGAGCCACCCACCTTGGCGTTCACGTCGGGGTGACGAAAACCGCTGTTGATGTGCACACCCTTTTGGAAATGGTCACGGATGGGCTGGAGCACCTTGGCAGCAAGATCCACCAGATTGGCGATCTCCACCGAGCCGGGTTCGTTGGGCATGTCGTGACGAGCAGCGGTTTCGCTTTTGGTCAACTCGTGCAGGGAGAAGTTACGGGTCAGTTGGGTCATGGTCACACTCCGTCAGGGGTTTCGGGTTGGGGGTCGGGCTTCTTGGGCTTGGCCGGGTCGGTGTTGATTGCCAACAGGGTGCCCAGTGAGCCGGTGATGAACGTGGCGATGGGGAACAGCAACTCGAAGAACCGGGCGTCATTGGGGGCCATGCCGCCCATTGGCTGGGTGACAAACACGAGTGAGTACAGCACCGTGAAAACGATGCCCATCAGAGTGATCGTCATGCCGACGCCGATGACAAACTTCAACTTCTCGTCCAAGGTGGGTTTCATTTGGGTGGTCCTAGCAGGTCTTTGGTACAGGTTCCCGTTGCCTCACAGGCAGGGGGTTCGCATTTCGGATTGCCGAAATTCTTGGGGTCTTGGCAGTCGTACCGGAAGCGGTCGTCGCACCCAGCAAGGGCCACCAAGGCCAGTATTGTGATGATGGTTTTCATACGTCCCTCGCCATCCAAATTGCCCAACCAATGATGAGGCCCAAGCCCCCAAGCAGCATGATCACCAAAATGATCATGAACACATCCTTGATGCGCCCGATAAGGCGCTGACGCTTGAGCACCTTTTGACGCTCCACAGCTTCGCGCTTCTTTTTGGCGTCCAGTTGGAACTTGAGCCAATCCGTCCAAAGGCCACCCCGGCCTTGGTAGATCATCATTTCTTTGAGTTCTTCTTCGTTCTTCCTGATCTGCTCCAGCGCCATGAACGCTTCGAGATCACCCCTGTCTGATCCGTTGCTGGACTTGGCCTTTTTCTGGAGTTCTGCCTTGGAGTCAAAGAACTTGAAAAGCGCGTCACCCGCTGAGAGCAGATCGCCTGAGTGCTGCACAGCCTCCTTGATCACGGCAAAAGCCGCATTCGCGGCTGCAAGCTCGAGCAACATTTACTGCCTCACTTTTGCTATGGTTTGCCAAGCTGTGAAGAGGGTTGTTGTGTCAAGGGCGTGGCCGTCAGCCTTTGCCGCCATGTCTGAATATTCGCGAGTGCACTGCTCGAATACGACACTGAGGGTGCTGGCGTAAGCGGCAAGGGAGGTGTGGGAAGAGTCGGCGAAGGTGGTACGACTGGCAGCGAGGTCGTCGCGCAGCCCGTCACGCTCAAGACGAGCAGCATCAGCAGCGGCAGCATTGGACTTCGCTTGGGCTTGGGCTTTTGCAACTGCATCATCTTTTTCCCTTTGCATTCGTGTTGTTTCGTCCAGTGCCTTCTGCGTCGCAAGCTGCACGGCTTGCGTATGCTCCAGCACCATCTCGTCAATCTTCCCATTCAGTCTCCACCCATTGGCCGTCCAGCCAGTGAGAAGCCCCACAGCCAGCGCACCTGCGGCAATGTAGGGCGTAGGGAAGATCATCGTGGGTACAGCAACACGTCGTCAGAGGTGCCCACGATCGGGTCAATGCGGCCATGAACCAGATCGGTAATCATGTCGTTGTCGGCCAGCTTGCCAGTCAACGAGTTGTTGCTGGAGTTGATGGCCATCTCGGCATTTTTCGTGATGCTGTAGAACTGCGTGATGCTTGGCACGATCAGCGCGGCCCAAGGCAGCAAAGCCTCGGCGGTGCTCTTAGGTGCGGCAATGGCTTGCTGGTTCTGCTTCACGCTGTTGGCTTTCATGGCGAAGTGCATCAACGCCATACCCTTGGCCTGTGCATCACCGGATGCGGCCATCTGTGCGATTGCAGTGTCAGCGCGAAGCTCTTGCTCGGCCTGTCGTGCTTCACGCGCAGCGATGGCGTTGTAATAGGCGTCCTGATTGGTAGCGCAAGCCGTCAGGGTGAGGGCCACAGCGGTGGCGAGGATGATGCGTTTCATGTTTATCCTTTGATGTGTGAGACAACCCAAGCGACCACAGCGCCGATACTTGAGGCAATAGCCATACCTGCCCACAAACCACCCTTGCCCTGATTAGCCATTGCCATTAAGTCAGTCAGGTGCTTGTCCATGCGGTCAAGTTTTTTGTCCATCTCCTCGAACCTGCGCTCGTAGTCTTGGACTCGCTGCCACATGGCTCCGTATTTTACGGGATCAATTTCACCGGGTTCCATTGATTACTCCGGTTGGTCAGCGGGAAGCGGCTCGTTGCCAGCGGCGACCCACGCCTGAAACTCAGGATACTCAGCCGTGCAAGTCAGGCGGCATTTGCCGTCATCGTCAATGCGAGCGTAGATTTGCTGCTGGCCTTCGGTCAGCGGAAGCATTTTGAAAATCATAGTTCAGCACTCCATGCGAGATAAGCCGTTGTATTTGACGCGTTACCAAAAAAAGACGCTCTGTCTTGGTTTCCAGATGCGGTTGTGAATACTGTCCGTGCGCTATTAGTTGTGCTGCCGTTGAAAGTAGGAACACTTGAACACAGAGTGAAAAGTCCACCCGAACCCCAAATACGGTAGTCTGCTGCCGTTCCAGTCTGCTCTAAAGCTGTGGGTGCAATCCGCATTGTCACAGGAAAAAAGGTCAGTATTTGTCCGGATGTAGCACTAAGCCCTTGCCCCAGACCGAACGGATCTTGGTTGACAGTGGGGGAAAGTAATTTAAAATAATACCGCTGGCACAACGCCAACTCAGTCCCATAAGGTCTACGCTCAAACGGTGTGGCAATCGCACCGGGTTCAAACTGAACCAGCGACAACGTGCCGGTGTTGAACTCGATGTTGAGGTTTGTCCCACCAGCAGGTGTGCCCGTTACGCCAGAGGATGCGTAGGAGCCGCCACCAATCTTGCCCTGTGCAGTACCGACCCACGACAGGGTGTAGGTGCCGGCGGGGAGCTCGGCACGCTCGATGACCTGCTGGACGTAGCCGTCGAGCATCACGAGCTGACCCTGCGGTGCTCCGGGGAAGGGAAGGGTCGTTGCGGCCGTGTTGGACTTCCACCGGTCGAACCCGAACACGCCGACCGCGAGAGTTGCGGCGGAGACGTAGCCGCGCTGGTTGACCCGGAAGTCACCATTGACGAGCCTGTTACGCCCAGGCATGACGGTGTCGCGTCGAGGGAGTGACCCGCCGACCGGGTTGGTGTGGGCGCCGTTGATCTCGCGCACGTCGAGGGGGCCGGGGTACGAGTAGTACCCGGATTTGATCTCGTTGGCGTAGGTCGCGGCGCCTGTGCCGTCGATCTTGATGCGCGGCGGCGTGTAGTAGACAACCCCGCTGCCGTTGGACGCGAACGTGTAGGACGCGCCACCTCTGGTCTCGGCCACCTTGAAGGTGTCGGCCGTAGGGACGGCGCTAACGTAGTACGGGTCAGCAACCCTCATCCGGCCGGGGCGCGAGACGGTAGCGAGGAAGCTCACCATGTCACCCACCGCGAGGCCGTGGGCGGTGTCGGTGAAGGTGTCAGAGGACAGGGTGACTGACCGTGCCGTGGTGCCCTGCTCGAACCGGGTGGCACCAATCCACGTGTTGTTCGAGGCGTGCTTGATGTCGAAGTAGAACTCGGACAGGTCGCCCTCGTAAGAGATGCCGACGAAGGTGTTCGAGTTGACCGTCCCGACACCAGCAGACCCGTCGATGACGACGTGGCGCCACCCGGCGCGCCGGAGGCCCGACCCGTCGAGGGTGTTGGGGGACTGCGTCACGCCGCCGCCGGTGAAGGTGTTGGAGTTCACCCACCCGCCCGTGGAGGGGGCGAGCTTGTGGGGGACCTTGCAGAGGTCGGTGCGGCCCAGGTGGATGCGGTTGTAGACGGTGCCCTGACCGAGACCGGTGATGAGCCACGCTGTCTCGAAGTAGTCGAGCCGCCGGCCGTAGATGTCGGAGTCGTGGAGGTTCTGCACCTTCACGCTGACCGACCCCGCGGCGAGGGAGGTGGCGCCGACCTTGGTGATGCTGGGCAGCGTCATCGTGGCGGCCTGGAGGATGTTCGCGGACGTCTCGTGGCCCACGAGTAGGACGACACCTGCGTAGGCGGCGGGCGCGACGAGTGCGCTCGAGGCGCCGTCGATGTTGCCGGAAACGACGATGGGGCCGCTCAGGGTTGCCAGGTTGTACTTGCGCCCGAGACGCAACGTGGCTCCCGGAGCGAAGACATTTCCTCCGATGACAGCGGCACGCAGCGCGGTGACCGCAGCGGCGGCGGCCATGACGGCGGCGGTGTCGTCCACGGCCCCGTTGTAGGTGGCCGCGGCGCCGTACTTCTCGGGGGTGATCACCGGGACGAAGGCCGCCGCGAGTGCGGCGTAGGTGTCGGAGCCCTCGTCCTCAATGTTGGCCGCCGTGATGCCATCGTTGGTGCCGATGACGTCCTTGATCTCGTCGTACTTGGCTTGGAAGTCGGCCCAGTCCGCAGCAGACACCGCGGTCAGTTCGATCGTGCCACCCAGGGCAACGTCGAGGGTTGTGTCGGCGGTCAGCGAGAACGGCTCGGACCTGTAACCCTCCTTCGTCGCACCAGGGGCACTGTCGCAGTACGACACCATCAGCCGGTAAACGAACCCACCATCAGGGTCATAACCGGCACCCGGCGCAGTCGACGGAAGCTCGACAGCGAAGTCGCCCGCCGAGTCCAGCGTCAGCGGGTAACGACCCAGCTCGAGCCGGTCCGTGTCCGTGTTGATGACCGTGACGGCGTTGGCTCGTTCGATCCACGCCAGGGCCTTGTTCGATGCGAACGGAACCCCCGCATCCGAGAGCCCGCCAGTGAGTTCATACGTCGTTGCCACGGGTGCCCGCTTTCGTAGGTGGGTTCAGAACGCCGAGAACGGCGCAGCAGAGTTGAGCTGGTAGTCAGTGACCGTGCCCGCGCGTTCATGTAGGGACACGACCCCGGTCGTGGTCACACGCAGATAGGCCGTGGCGCTCAGTGGGGCGGGGATGACGTCGCGGAACACCAACGAAGATGGCCAATACTCGGCGGGGAGCGTGAACAACGTTGCCCCGTCCGCTGCACCACCGCGAGCAACTGAGCCACGAAACTCCACGTCGCCGGAACCGTTGATCCGGTACGTGGCGTCAGTCGACGTGTACGGGGCTGTTGGTGTGATCGGGTTCCAGTCGTCCTCGCGGGACAGATCAAGGGTCACAGCAACTCGCCCCCCATCGACTCAATGATCGAAGACAAGTCCCTAGCGGCCAGGCCAACAGGGTTCAGTTGCAGCGTCCCCTCGGACACATTCCAAACCGTCTCGTCCAGCACCACGTTCGTTGCCGCGTCCATGCCCCGCTCATCAAACAAGCCCGCGTAATGAACCATCTGGCCGCCACGGATCGTCGACAACGCCAACGGGGTGCCGCCCAGGGACAACACCTGCCCGTAAGCAACCTCAATGCCGTTCGTCCAACCCGTTCGCGCGAGACCCTTGGAGAGCATGGCGTTGAGGACGTTCTGTGCCCGCGTCTCGCTGACAGCACCGAGCGCCGCGAGGTTCACCAGGCGCTCGCGGCGGTTCGCCTCGGGGTTCGTGGTCGTCGCGTACACCAGCTCGAACTTGCCGCGCTTCGACTTGTACGCCCCAACAAGGTCGGTCCAATAGTCGTCATCAGCAATGCCCATGACGCCCGCGCCGGGGGTCACCATCATCGACGGCGCGGTGGGGTCGGGGTAGGTGAACAGCAGCCCGTCCGCATCAACGAACCAGTTGACGCCCTCTTCAACCGAGTAGGTGTCGAACAGTTCCGTCACCGTGTTGGGTTTGTCGGAGTACCCGGTGTCGGTCAGGTCGGGGAACGTCTCGAGGGTGCCCCAGTCGGTGAGACCGCGGGCGTTCGAGTAGAACAGTGCGTCGCCAGGGTTGGACGTCGCGCCCACGAGGTCCAAAGCGGCAGAGGTCTCACCCTGACGGCACGAACCGTGGGCAACGAACTCGCCCGAGTCGCGGTCTGGCTCCGACAACACGCCACGCCAACACTGCTCGCCGCCAGCAAACGCCAACACCACCGCACCACGCCGCAGACCAGGGTGCGAAAAGTCAGGCGGCAGCTCCATCCGCCACGACAACTCCCACGGACCGCCCTGGCGACGGTGCGTAACAACAGCCTCGCCGTACCAGTCCGCAATGAACGACAGAGGCACGCCCCCAACGGAGATGTAGAAGTCCTCACGCA